TCAGCAATTTCCTGCTCAGCCTTGGCTTTATCAGCAGCAGCGGTCTGATTGGCTTCAGTTAAAGTAGTATTTGCCGTTGTCAGATCAGCATTGGCCTTTTCAAGCTCAGCCAGACGTGCAGCGGCACTATCTGCTTTAGGCTCTTCCGGCTCCTGATAGTCTTCAATAGCCCCAGATGCTAAAAGGGCCTGAAGTTGTTTAGCTTCAAGCCCTTTTATTTCCTGACCTGGACGGAAATGTCCGATCGACTGTTTTGCAATATATTTTGGCATTGAGTTCTCCTTATACGAATCCACGACCACCCACTAAACCGTTCTTGTTATTTGGAACAGCCAGTGGAGAGGATTCAGCGAGTAATTGAATGCTTGAAGGATTCTTTTCTTGCCATTGGCTTAAATAGAATTCCAAAGCCTGGCCAAATGCTTCAACATTTTGCAATGCACAATGTGCGATCCATCCATTAGCATCAGAAACCAGACCAAAGAAATCTTCTGGAATAAAGCGTTCCGCCACACCTTCCATGCTGTGTTTCACGTCATAGGTCCAGATTTCAATATTGTCGACTGTGCCCCGGAACTGAGGTTTTTCAGCCTGGTCGAAAGTTGGCGTGATTGGAACACTGATCCCTTTATACGGCGTAATGAATTTCTCATTAAACTCAGGATCTTTAGTTAATGTGTTGTACACCTTAGAAGTGGTTAATGCCATGATTGGTGATGTACCTGAATGTTCAACAGCCAAGTCAATCATCGCCTGAATATCCTTAACCGGTGTGGCTCCTGCTTGTCCCCATTTAATTAGAGGTGTGAAGTTACAGGCCGGGTTCCGCTCATAATCCACTTCGTACATCGGGAAATCTGCTGAGGCAAAAGTAGTCTTACCATATAGCAGTACATCACGGGCAATCAGCAGCTTCCGGTTTTCAATAGATTGACGCAGGTACAGAGCCTTTTGTGCCTGGTCGATTAAGAGCAAGTCTGCATCAGACAATCGATTTGAACCGGTCGCAATCACGCCAAACTGACGTAAGCGTGCGATCAGAGCCGTGTTTTGCACTTCACTTGGCATCACCGTCATCATTGGCTTTAAGTAAGCGGGCTTCACGAATTTCACGTTGCCAGATTCACCTACTTTGATTTGGCGACCAGCTGCAGTCGGAGTAACAAACGGCGCAAGTGGAGTTGCTGTATTCAACTCCCCAACTGGAACTTCCTTTTTGGTGTATGAAACACGTTGAGGGAAAAAGCGATCCATCAACCAAGTATCTACTTTTTGAGTAGTGTCGGTCAGTAGCACCAGTTGTGGCACATCCAGCAATTCAACTGGTGCATTTTGAAATGTAAAAGTTTGACTCATGTCTTAGTTCCCCACCACTTTACGAAGTTCGATTTTATTAGGCAATGCCTGTGCACGTACTGCATCATATTGATCTGCTGTTAATGGAACTCCGTTCACAGTAACTACAGCAATATCGAAAGGACCTTGTGTATAGATTGGCATTTCTAAGTTATTGTTGGCGTGATATGTAGATTGCTCTGCAGTGAAATCTGAAACAGCAATCGCGTTCCAATCCCCTACCACCCCAGTGGTAACAATAGGGTGGTCAGCCACATTATTTGCACCAACGTTGAGTAGATCCCCACGTTTGTATGCAGTTGCTGTTTTTACTTTGGCATTTTCGGTGCGAATACCATCGCCTACCACCAATTGATTGGTCGTAATAGTTTGAGTAATTGTTCCCATTATTTAGACTCCTGAGCTGCCGCAAATTTAGCGAATGCCTGATCCAAAGCTGATCCTTGTGGTGCTTGCCCACCTTGGCCACTAGTAGCCTGATGATTGAACAGGTAGTTCAGCGCAGGATTTACACTTGGTGTTTGTTGTTGCTGCTGGCCAACTGGTGGCTGCTGCCCACCTGCAGAGAACTGCCGAAGCTGCTTTGCAGTAAAGGCAAACACGGAATCATCCATATTGGTATATGCGGTTTTATCTTCAGCACTGAATTGTGTTTTCAGCTCTGTTTCTAAAGCTGCAATCTCATCAGCACGTTTCTGTGCTTTAAACTGTTTCAGCTCTTCCAGCGCATCATCGCGCTCCTTTTCTGCCTGCTGTTTGGCCTGTTGTGCTTTTTCTATTTCGGTCACGTTTGTGTCCTCTTCTGGTGGTTGATTGGAGTTAGGTTTGCCTGAGAAGGCTTTGATTGATGTATTCCGATCAGCACCGGTAGAGCAGATCGTGAATTCACGAATACGGTTGTTACGAAAAACGGCGATAGGTCCGGTAAATGACTGACCATTAACCACAACGGTCTGGCCTGTGTTTACCTCTTCAACTGAACCCGGATCAATGAACATGGACATTTGAAATGGAAACTCGTCATCAGAGTCCTGGACAATCTCCTTGGCCCGTTCATTAGTCAGGAAGTGTCCTTCTACATCGATCTTTCCATTGGTATCGACTTTTTTAACTACACCGATACGATTAGAGCCGAAGTGCTCTTCCAGCAATGCAGTAGGTGAATCAATTTCGATACCCTCAAGATCAAAGACCACCCCGGTACGGCCCCAGTACCAGTGACCATCTACACGTCCACCGCTATACGCCGTACCTTTAAATGTGCGCTTTTCTCCCTCTTTGGCCTGAGGTACCTGAATGGCTGATGTATTAAATAGAAACTTCAGCCGCTCTTCATTTGGATCTGGCATTTTTCATGCTCCATAAAAAAACCGCTCCATAAGGAGCGGTTTAAGCAGTTTAAAAATTTAGTTTAATCTAATTGAATCCTTTTCAAAATCTCTCATGAATTTCTTGGCCTCAGTATATTTTGATAGCAAAATAAGATTGTACGAACCAATACTGATAAGAATAACAGCCCAAGAAATTACAATCGCTATAGATGCCAAATCAGGCCAATTTAAATTGATACTTAGCCAATCATTAACTAGCTCAAACCAAAGTACCAAAAATAGACCACCGCCCATAGACAAGGAATAAGTGATTAAATACCTCACTCTTCGCCAAAAAGATTTTTTAAATGATAAAGAAATAATATTGTTTTGCTCATCACGGTTAAGTTGAATAAATTTTTTTACAGTAAGGTAGTATCTGACCCAATACTCCATATTTTCAAACTGGCGAAAATAAATTACCTCTCTGAAGCTTACTTTCTTACTTTGAAATAACTGCTGCGCTACACGGTCTTTTATTAAATTAGGTGTCTGTTTTCCTATTAACTTTTCAAACTCTTTCGCATTCTTTACCTCATCTGCATACTCCTCTTTCGAGTGTTTTCCTATTGCGGCCCTAGAAGTCATATATGCGACTAGTAAAGGAACTAAAATAGGTCCTAAGACCGTTAATATTTCTAAAATTTTTTCCATAAAAACTAAGCTATTTATTTTTCGCTTAATCTAATGTAGAAAACCAGCTTTATAAAGCCTCTAACATATAAACCATCTGGCCATTTACTATTTCCCTTGAAACGACCTGAAAAGATATGCCTAACGGAAACAGTACGCCTTGCCCGGCATTTAACTTTTCCAGATCAATGCCTAAACCTTTAGCATTTTCAATCTGAATCACAATATTTGAAGCAGAACCTGCAAGCAGTAACGGCGCATCCAATGTAATGACCTTACCTACCTCCAATAATGCAGCGTAGGTTAGTGAAGCTGATCCGGCCACTGTCGCTGTACTATTCGATGCCACTGCCTGTAGCCTGCCTAAATCCTCCTTCAACCAGCGTTTAAGCACTTCCTCAGCCAGAGTGACAGGGGGCTGGTTTAACTGCGCCGTAAGAGCTGAATCATTGCCTTGTACATAATCCAGGAAAGTCTTAATTGTACTTGGACGTATTTCCGGATCTAAAGGTAAAACTGTCTCAACAATGGTTTTAAATAGATCACGGCTCTGCTCATCCATTGGAGCAAATAAACTGGCCAGCTTTTTACTTGCCGTCCACTCGGCTTTGATGATCTCTTTCTGCTCCAGCAAAAACGCTTTATCCAGGTCAGAATCCAGTATCTTCTGGTCCACCAGACCAGATAGATCGCCATAGGTCATTGGACTGGTACTCCACCCCATTTCCTCAGCTACTTCCGGTAGCTGATCATCTGGCGTAATACCGTATTTTTCCGCTTGTTTTTCAGTTAATGCAATCACTGTACAGCGACACATGAAGCCCCACGGCGGGTAATACATGAGCCAGAATGGATCATCGATATGACGAATAATCCGGTTCAATGCCAGGTGACTTGGACGGACCCGGCTATCATCGATAGCTGAATACATCAGGTAT